CTTTGGTGCGAGCAAGCGACGAAAGGATAGGTGTCTCGGTCGGGCTGATGTTGTAAATAACATCGGTTAGATCTTCACGCTGACCGATAGCGGTGAAGGTCTGGAATGTACCTGAAGGAACAGTCATTTTTAACTCCTAATTACAAGAATCTTTCAAAAACCCTTGCAGCGTCCTGTCGACTACCTGTCTTTTTGAGACGCGCAAAGTCCTGTTTTGCTGCTTCTGACTGAATGGTCTTACCTGTGGCAGTCCCAGGCTTTAGCAACTTCGGAGCCTCCGTAACCTTTTTGGTTACCCCAGGCTTACTTTGCTGCAATTTCTGATACTGCGCGGCCATCCATAACGTCACCACGGCACGAGAGTCAGTCGCACTTGCAAGTTCCGCATCAGAGTAACCAATGCTCTTTGCAAACGCTCTTAAATCACTACGGACTTTCTCACCCTTCTTCGGATCGGCGTAGTCTGGGATTGCATTTGCAACCTTCTGCGCCTCTTCCGCGATACGCCTCTCCATATGAACCTCTTGCTCGGCTTGTTGCTCTCTGGCAATGCGTTGCTGCTCGGCTCTTAACTGCTGGAGTTGCTTCTCTTGGCGAGTCATTTCCGCGACCTTCACCGCATAAGCAATTGGGTCGGTCTCTTTCAAACTCTCAATATCTTCACCCTTCATTTGCTGACTTAGGAATTGATCCATTACTTGCAAGCGTTGGGCGTAGGCATCTCGTGCCTGCTTTGCTTGCTCGACAGCGGCTTTCTCTGCCTCTACTGCTTTACGCTGTTCTGCAAGCGCGTTAGTTTTCTTATGGTAATCAGTGCCCTTTTGGTAGCCTTCGATCAACTCTTGGAGGGTCACCTCGCGTTCTTCACCTGCGGCTTTCACCACAAAACGCTGTTCCTCCTCTTGAGCCTCCTCTTGGACTTCCTCAGACTCAGATTCACTGACAGCAATTTCCTGTTCTTCTGACTGGGGCTCTGGTTGCTCCGCTGGAGTCCCACCGCCATCCATCATCCCAAGAAACGCATTTGCCGCCTGTCCCACTGTCAAGCTAGTCCCTTGCGGGTTGCTGCTTTCCATAAACTAACCTCTACTTAAAAAGTTTGAATCGTCTCTTGTTCATCTCGCCTTCGGCGGCAACGGACTCAAGACGCGCTTTCACACGACGCACTGCACTAATCATGAGATACGAATCCTCACGAAGATCAATGTCGTCCTGATGACTATTGATAATACGCTCGATGTTGTCTTTTTCCAACTCAGCGAAAATTTCGTTCAGAAACTCGTCGCCAAGTAAAGCTTTTGCTCGCTCCCAACGTTGGGTCATAAGAGTCCTTTAGCCTTCTTTTTGGGGATTCGTGACTCGTTAAGAGCTTCTAGGAAATCCTCGCCGTACTTATTAACAGCCTTCTTACGAATGACATATTCGCCAACTTGTAGGCTTGCATAACCGTCGTCAGGGCTATCAGGCTTTGGCCCAAGCAAACTCTTTACCTTGCCGCCTTTTTCATATGCGATCTTGTCTGGCGTGATCTTCCCGCCCTTGTAGCTTGCTTGGCGTATATCTTCGCCAGGGAGAATCTCACCGCCATAGGTTTGTCCCGTTTGACCTTCGTAGGCTTGCTGTAGCGCAGTTTTATCAAAGATCCCAGGTTGTAATGTTGGTTTAGTTCCGGTGACAGCAGGGATGCCAAACTCTAAGGACTGGGGTAACAAACGGGTATATCCCGCCACCCCAGACTTGAACATATAAGGGGCTTGTTCTGTTGGGCCTGCGCCGTAAAAGAAATCAGTTGTAGGCGTAGCAAGGCTTGTATTACCACCGCCTACTGTGAACTGAGAGAAGTTTGCAGTAGGAACCTGTACGCCACCCAAAGCAGCATCAATCACGCTTGCAGGAACATTTTGTGAGGCAGCGTACTGCCTGACCATTTGCGCCGTAGCGTTCGGGTTGTCTCGAAAGAGATTTTGTATATACGGAATTAGCTCGGCAGATGTGTAATCAGACAACTTCTTTTGAACAATATTCCCCGATTGGTCAACAGTCTGCCAAGGGTTTGGGGTTGGGTTGACAACGGGTTGTTGCGGAAAGGTAAGTCCGTTTATTAGGTCATCTAACTGCGTCTCTGGTACACCTTGAGCCAAAGCAAAAGTTCTGAACTCGCTAGGCGTTACTAGCTTTCCTTGTAACTTGTTTTGGTCAATAACGTTTTGAGCAAGGGGAATCCTCTCTTGCGTCGTGTAATCGGCCATTGTCTTTTCGACAATATTCCCGTTTGCATCAAGTTTCTGCCAAGGATTCAAAGTTGGTGTTGTTGGCGCAGTTGTTAACGGGTTTTCTGGCAGAGGTGCAGTCGGCGTAAAAATTGGAGTAACAGGATTGACAATCGTGTCAATAACTTGTTGTTGCGTTACCGTTGGAAATGTGAGCCTAGATAAAAGCGGTGGAATTTCTGAGAGCGGAACACCTTGTTGCTGTGCAAATGTAGTGAACTCAGCAGGCGATAAATTTACTCCAGCAGCCTTTTGCTTGTCGATAATATTTTGCGCGAAAGGAACCCGCTCGTCAGTTGTGTAATCACCCATCGTTTTATTAACGATGTTTCCGTTTGCATCATACTTTTGCCAACTATTAAGAGTCACCGTTACAGGAGGTGGTGGAGGAGGCGCGGGAGTTGGCTCAGGAGTTGGCTCAGGAGTTGGCTCAGGAGTTGGCTCAGGAGTTGGCTCTGAAACCGGCTCTTCTGGCTCACCTGGAGGCTGGTTCGCTCTGAAGATTTCATCTGCTTTATTAACAACCTGATTAGCTTCGCTTGGAGTTAAGCCAACACTAATAAGAGTGTTATATACGGCATTAGGCCCAGAGTCCCAAAACCTTAACGCTTGGTTAATCCAATCATTTTCACTAAAGCCTGCCCATGCCATGATTTATCCTGGTATCTCAATGTTAGACGTAATACCCGCCCCGACCTTCATCGCCTTCATCTGCGCTTCTGCCTCGAACTCCATGCGCTTGAGTTCTAGCTCGGCTAAAGCCTTCTCTCTAGCAAGCTGAATATCGGCCATAGCCTTTTGACGCTTGATCTCGATATCTGCTTGGGCCTGCGCCATCATCATTTGAATAGCAGGATCTGGGCCTTGTTGTTGCTGAGGTTGTGCAAGTGCAGCATCAACTTCTGGGCCTACAGGTTTAAAGAACTCTGCTGAATCTGGGAACCCTGCTGCCTCAATAAGTTTCCCTAAGACTGATCTGTACTGCGAGACACTCACTAAAGGATTGTTCGGGCCGTACGCTTGAATGATCTGCTCTTGCTTGGACAGAACCATTGAGAGCATTGCCATCTTTTGCTCCATGCTCCCCGTACCAAGTCCGACATTCACCGTGCAGTCGTACTGGTTCGACCACTCTCGCGGGTCGTACTGGACGTACTGCCCACGCATCCGAATCAAAACTGCTTTGTCCTGGTATTTGCATAAAAGATGTAAGAGTCCTTTGAATAAGTCTTTTACGCCTGTTTCTGCAAAGATCCTAGCGATGAGTTCTATCTTGCCTTGCGAGGCTTGCGTAAGGGCTGCTATGGCCGCAGCAGTGACATTCTGTAGGATGTTAGGGTCAAGACCTTGAGAGGCTTCTGTAACGCCTGTGCGTTTAGCCTGAACCTGATCGAGGTACTCTAAAAGAGGGAAGGCTTGCTGACCAACAGGAGGTGTCGTGATTGGAACCAGTGCGGCAGGATTCTTCATCCTCACCACACCGCCAGGAGTAACGCTCAAGAGATCATCGAGGTTGACCTGACCTTCGACAGCACCCATGCGAGTATTGTTTTGCAAGTACAGGTTATCAAGCATCTGCCTCGTTACAGTCGTCTTGATAAGCTGGAGATCAACTGTACGATCAGCAGGGCAATCCCCAAAGAACCTGTGAGGAATCGGAATAGGACAGATGGTGTAAAACGGCACATAGTCGGTTTCCTCGTTGTTTAGGATTTCGTTCCCCGAAAAATGCACCCGTCTTAGTTCCGCGATCCCATCCCCGTCGTAGTCAGTCTTTAGGTAGCACTCAAACACCTCAACCGTCTGCATAGATTTGTCGAGACTTGGCTCCATGTAGGGTTGTTCGTCACGGTTGTATCTTGCAATGTACTCAGCACTAAACTCAAGGTCGTTATAGACCGGAAGGTTCATCACGATCTCAGGATCAAACCCCATTGAGACAAGATCCGATCTTGTGATGAGTTTTCTATGCGCGACAAAAGGCGTATCTCGAACGGTCTTTCCTGCCTTGGAGATCAAGAACTCTTCGGGAGGCACGTTCTCGACCTTAACTTTCCCTGCCTTTGTCTTACGCATGAGAGCGACGTTATGGACACGCATGACTTGACCGTCAATATCCTGCTCAATCGTCTCTTGCGCTGCGATCTCCATCGTCCCGTCAGACATAAGCATAGCTAGCTCATCGTCTGTCAGGTTCGCGTACTGTTCCTTAGTGACGCTTATCGAGTCGTCCCAGTAGGCTTTGATAACACCGACCTTCTGAAGGATTGCGTCCTTGAACCAGTCGTGCATGATCGAAATGCCAGGGTTCTGCTTCATTAGCACCCAGTTGCAATACTCGGTAGCCTGCATTGCCATAGGCTCATCACCTGGGCCTACAGGCTCGAACACACCAATTTGATCGGCAGACGTAAACAAACGCATGAGAGGCGGCAGCATCCCGTCGATAGCTTCTGCAACCTCGCCGGTTACGATCTGGCTGCGACCCTCTACCTCGTTTCCGTAGGGATCACGCATATAGGCCGTGAGCGCGTTCTTACGTTGCTCGACCGTCTCGGTCTCAAGAAAGCCTATGGCGTTGTCGATTTCGCCTTGAAGTATTGCTTTAAGTCTACCGTCGTCCATTACACCACCCAGCTTACGTTAGGTTTCAGAGGTTTAGACCAAGATGTTGTCTCGGACATACCAACTGCTAAATACCGAAATGCGTCGCTCGCATGAGATGCCCAATCGTGCAAGGGCTTATCCCAATAGACTTGACGCTTATCGTCGTATTGTCTCCGATAATTGCGTAGTGCGTCCACTCCACGCTTAGTCTTGAAGTCGAACCAACAAAAGGGAATCAGCCTTCTCACGGCTTGTATCCCATCGTCAACACCCATTCTCGGCACAATCGTGATGTTTAGCCCTGCTTCTTGCAGGAGTTCCAGCCTAGATCGTCCTGAGCCTAACTCCCTCACCTGCACATCGTGAGGCAGTAACTGCTCGGCTAGTTCGTAGTGATTAGTCCTCAGCCAGTTCACATACCAGTCAAGCCCCTGACCGTGGTTCTCCACAAAGTCAATAAGTCGTGTCTCTAGGCCAACTCTCTGACAAACCCAGATTGCAGTGGAGTCGCCTATGCCTAGATCCCAGGCTGCGTAAGTCTTAGCTAAACCGTCTACAGGGATGTCATGGAATCGCTCAGACGGTAGCTCATTGAGAAGTTGTCCGTAGTAACTTCCTTCGATGGCTGAGTCAAAGGAACACTCAAACTCCTGTAGGTACTTGTCGTCTCCCATCTCGGATTTGGCTGCATCGAGTTCAGTCTGAGGGATAAGACCTGTCTCTGACGCTCGGAACTCAAGCAGTGCCCAATCGTTATGCTGCTCTGCATGGTCTCGCAAACTCTTTAAGTGGTTGTTTCCCTTTGGGGTTCCGAGGAATAACGCCCATCCCATTCTGTCCGACAGGGCCGGACGAACCACTTCCGACCAAATTTTAGGGTTCTG